GAAACGGATAAACGTGGCGTATGGGGCAAGAGGTCGTAAAACAGCCTGAGCAAAACCCAAGTCAGCAAGTGTGACTAGCCTAGATAAACGAGAGCATCGCCAGAAAATGGATAGCCCTGTTTCTATATACGGGTGAGGTTTACTATTAGGTTGAGAGATTGCGTGTGGAATACTATAGTAGTGATATATATACAGTGTTGAGAAGTAGCAGAGAGTACCAATAGATAAAAAGAAAACTTATTCTTAAAAAAAAAGACAATGTTAAGAAAGTAATTTAAAAGCTGAAACCTAAATTGTGGAGAAGGAAATGAAGCCCTTTGACTTAGCACGTGCGAAAGCTGGAGATTTGATTTATGACACGGATACTGGTGTTGAGTTTTATTTTGTTGGAACTAAATACAACGGTGAAATTGTTATAGAAGTGTATGGGGCGGAGACAATAGCTTGCCGTAACCAAAATGAATTAAGAATGCTACCAAAGAAGCGCACTGTTTGGGTGAATTTTTATCCGAATCAGGAGCTTGCAGATGTTTATCCAACTGAATCATTAGCTGATCGTATTGCAGGAGAAACTCGCATCGGCAACAAGGCTTACCCTGTGGAGATTGAAGAATGAAAAAGATTGATCTGATCATCGAGGCGCTTGAATTCTCACTGAGCTATACCCCGCACTACGCTAAACACAAAGCCGCACTCACCGCCGCACGTGAGTTGCGGGATATGAAGCCTGTTGCTTGGGAACTAAATCTCCAAGATGAATCAGGTATGTCTATTCGAGAGATATTCCATTCAAAACAACGTCTGGATAATCACGTAGAGCACAACACAATGATTCGTAATTTGACCTGTAAGGTTATACCCCTCTACACATTAGGTGACGCAGATGAATGAAGCGATCAAAGTATTAGATGAATACTCAATACCACTTTTCGCACTGGAGCAGACATGAACAGAAAACTATTGCAACAGTCCTTAGACGCACTGAACTTAATTTTCAGATCGACACCGCCGTACAAAGAAAATGGGGAATGTACTCTAACTGATGCCGCATCAAAGCTATGCTGTGAAACAATTGATGCACTTGAAGCAGAACTCGCCAAGCCTGAGCAAGAGCAAGAGCAAGAGCAAGAGTATGACCACGCAAGCGATGCAATGAGTATCTTGGCTGATATAAACGTTGATTTGATTCAAGATGCCAATCCTGAGCAAAAGCCTGTGGCGTGGATGTACGACTGGTATGGACATAAAAGTCAAAGCGAAACTAAAGCATTAGTTAAAGATTGGATTGCAACAATATATAGCGAAGTAAGTGATCCAACAATCGGTGCTCACAACATTCGCCCACTTTACACATCACCACCACGCAAAGAATGGGTTGGTCTGACGGGTGATGAGATTAAAGACATACTTAATTGTGGGCGTGGCGGGTTGGTTGATATTAAAAAGGTAGAACAACTGTTAAAAGATAAGAACAAATAACTATTTGATAATCACTTATGTTTGCAGTACAATGTAATCTCTTAATCCTAATACAAATGTGAGGTTTAAAATGTCAAATGATCGTGATGATTTTCTGCCAGCAATCCGCAACACTGGACTATGGGCTTCTGATAGCCGCAAGATAGCCAATGGTAAGTCTCTTGATGTGTACCTGGAGCGCACCGGAGCATTAGAACCTGCTGACCTGTCTGATGTTGAAGCAGTACAGTGGGGACACAAACTTCAAGACGTTATCGGTCGTGAATGTGGTGCAAAACTCAGAACCAATTTCCTAGCTGCTGATTACAGTCTCACTCATTCAAAAGAAACTTACATCAAAAGCCATTTTGACTTTATTGATGAAACAGGCAGACATTTACTCGAAGTTAAAAACTATAACGCTGCTGTCAGAAACAAGTTTGGTGAGGATGGGTCTGACCATATACCTGTTGCTGATTTTGCTCAATGTGTGCATGAAGCGTTAGTACACAATCTTGACCAGGTAACGCTTGGTGTACTGTTTGGTGGCCAAGAGTTGTGCTGCTACCCAATCACCGTAACAGAAGCGCACAAAGAAGAAATGGTACAGGTACTTGCTAAATTATGGGGCAGGATTGTTGCCAAAAACCCCCCAGACGCTACAACGATCGAACAGACTAAGTTGCTATACCCAACGTCAACAGATGGCGTGGTGACTGCTGACCAAAATCTTGAAAATGATATTGAATGGTTAAAGATGGCGAAAGCTAATCTAAAGACTGCTGAAACTGATTTTGAGGAAATAGAGTTAAGAGTGCGTAAGCTGATGGGAACTAATTCAGAGTTGCGTACTTTTGACGGTCGCACTCTGGTTACGTGGAAGTCTGCCAAAGCCAGCGAGAAGTTTGATACAGCGTTGTTCAAGTCTGCCATGCCTGACATTTACGACAAATTCATTGTTTCAGTGCCAGGCAGCAGACGGTTTTTATTGAAGTAATTTTTAACAGAGGGGTATCGCTATGCAAACAGTACAAGCATTTAAAACAACAGATGGTGAGATTTTTATGGATCACGCTAAAGCAGAACAACACCAGGCGAATCTGGACAATCATTCAAGCATTAACGAGTTTTTGGAATCAATTTACAGTCCGTACAAACTTGGTGCGTCACGGTCAATTTCCATTGCTGCAATCCAAGCATGGGAAAGTTTTAAAATGTCTAAAAATAGTCCAGTAGAGCAAGAATCAGAATTAAAGGCAGCATAAGTACAGGGGGCAATTGCCCCCACTCCCTAACCTAAATTGTGAGGCAATTATGAGCAACATTATCCCTTTTGCAGACAAACGCAGCATGGCTGACGCTATTGTCAAAAGCAAGTTTTACGGATTCCAAAATTCGGATCAAATCATGGCTTTGATGTTTGTTGCGGAAGCAGAAAACAAACACATTGCAACAGTGGTGCAGGAATACGATGTAATCCAAGGTAGACCTGCACTCAAGACTCAAGCAGTGCTTGCAAGATTTCAGCAAGCCGGTGGAAAAGTCCAGTGGAAGGAGATGACACCAGAAAAGTGTGTAGGCGTGTTTTCACATCCTGCCGGTGGTGATCTTACTGTTGAGTGGACAATGGAAATGGCACACACTGCCGGCCTTGTGCGTCCTAGCAGTGGATGGACTAAGTACCCTGAAGATATGCTCAGAGCGCGGTGTATAGCGCGTGGTGTGCGGTCTGTATACCCTGCTTGCATACTTGGGCATTACTCAACAGAAGAAGTTCAGGATTTTGAGCCGAAAACCGTTTTTCCTAAATCCGTGGAGAGGAAAACCGAAGTCAATATGGGTTCTGTAGAACCAACACAAACCGTTGAGACAATTGCAGACGATACCGCTTGGTCAAATATGCCTGACGATATACCGCCAGGTCGTTATGCTCTGATGCTGCCTGACGGTACGGTGTACAGTACGCATGATACAAATGCAGAATGGTGTACCGCATACGTCAACGTCACAACCCGCATATTTGCCAGCGATAAACTAGCGCCAGCAGTTAAGCAAGAAAAGATTGATGCGTTTCGCAAAGCAAACGAGCAATTCCGTAATGCCTTGCCGTTAGTTGAGCGCGTAGCACTGACGCAGATGGTTGATAATGGACACCAGAGCGAAACGATACGGTCTAACGGTCTTGAGAAAGTAGGAGAATGAAATGGCTTTTGAAATTAAGCCCGGCACTGTTTATATGTTCAAGAATGTCAGCAAAAAAGCAGACTCACACCCTGATGTTCTCGGTGATTTAGTTTTAACCAAAAGCTATGCCGCGGGGGAAACCCTGCGCTTGGCAGGATGGCTAAAGCAAACAAAGAACGGTGATCCGTATGTGTTTGTAAAAGAAAACACGTATGTAATGCCAGAGGGCAAGCCGTTTCCTCCTGCTAACCCTAACATCAACAATCAGTCTTACCCTAAAGAAGTAAAGAGTTATGGTAATGATGATGATGAAGTGCCTTTCTGATGCAATCCAGAAACCAGTTTTTATAAGGGGCGGGAATGGCAAAGCAATCNCCAACACAGCGTAGCCTGGCACACCTAAAAGAACAGGGGTACATGGTCGCTATTGTCGAACACTGGAATTCGTTTGCGCGTATTCGACAAGACCTTTGGGGATGGTGCGACATTCTTGCAATAAAAACGGATGAAATACTTGCGGTACAAGTCACTGCAAGCGGTGTGTCAGAACGTATAAAGAAGATAGAAGCATCAGAAACAGTAGGTAAGGTACGTGATGCGGGGATAAGGATTGAAGTGCATGGCTGGCGCAAGAACAGCAAGGGGTTTTATGTCCTGCGCGTAGAAGATATATCGTGAACGTAATCGCCGTGGCTACCTCAGTGTAGCGAAACCCCACACTCTGAGTTTGACGGAGCCACCCTCGGCAAGTGGGTTTAGGACGTTGACGCTGCCCAACGGTCAAACAGGCAGCACTATTCTTAATCACTATGGGGAACAACATGACAGAAGCAACAAAGCCAAAGATTCTTCTATGCACACCTATGTATGGCGGTGCTTGCATGGGGGCGTATGCACAAGGAATATTAAACACGCCTGGAGTGCTGGCACAACACGGTATTGATGTAGTTTTTAGCTTTATGTACAACGAAAGCCTGATTACTCGTGCGCGAAACTCTTTAACGCAAGCGTTTCTAAAATCGGACGCTACGCACCTTATGTTTATTGATGCAGACATAAACTTTAATCCCGCAGACATTGCCGCTATGGTGCAAGCAGACAAGGATGTGATCGGGGGCATTTATCCCAAGAAAGAGATTAATTGGGTATCGGTTCGCGCTGCTATTAAGAATGGCGTACCTGATGCGGAGTTGAAATACTACACAGGGTCGTTTGTGGTCAATTTAGCCAACGGAGCCGGTCAAGTCACGGTGCGCGTAGACGAACCGGTAGAGATTATGAACGCTGGTACGGGATTCTTGCTAATTAAGCGCCAGGTGTTTGAAGACTTAAAGCCAATCACGCCTACCTACACTAATGATGTGCATGATTTAGGGAACACGCTGCAAAGTCACGAAACAATCTATTCGTTCTTTGACACAAGCATTGAGGATGAAAGTAACCGTTTGTTAAGTGAGGATTACCACTTTTGCTCACAGTACCGGAGCATAGGAGGCAAGATTTATGCTGCACCTTGGGCGGTACTGTCTCACATTGGGACGTATGAGTTTTCCGGTCGTTTAATCCCTGCTGCGTGAGGATGCTATGAATTTCACACAAGATTGGTTTTCACACAACATCCCAAACTTTGAAGTCATCAAAGAAGCCATGCCAAATTGTTCAAGTATTCTTGAAATTGGATGCTTTGAAGGTCGCTCTACCTGCTGGATGCTTGAAAATATGTTGTCTGATACAGGAGATATTTGCTGCATAGACACTTTTGCAGGATCGCAAGAACACGCAAACATTGATTTTGACGAAATGTCCACCACGTTTACAGACAATGTGAGTGAAGTCAAAAAAGAATATCAAACCGTTGAAGTCTTTGAAGGTTCCTCACATACGCAATTGGCGCAGATCATTGACCGTGGATATTCGTTTGATTTTATCTACATTGATGGGGATCACACTGCCGCAGGGGTAATGACAGATTCCTGCATGGCATTTCCTTTGCTTAGACAAGGCGGTGTGATGCTGTGGGACGATTACCTATGGGAAGATGCGCCTGGCATGGAAAACCGCCCCAAAATGGCTATAGACACGTTCCTTGCAATGTATGCAAGCCAATGCAATATTGTTGTAATCGGCTATCAACTTGCCGTTGTAAAACTCTGAGCGTTAACCAACACTTCGTCTACCCTCTTGAGCCAACCCTTGCCAAATATGGGGAAGTTCTTGAGGGAACGGTAATATTCCTTCTTAGCATTAGAGAAAGCGTTTAACGGGTCAGGGCAAGACAATATTGCCGCAAGGGTACGAATACCTATACTTCCGTCCGGAACCGCATCAACGGCTTTCTGCATGACTTTAATAGCAGATTCCACGCCAGCATTGACGGCAAAATCAAAAAGCATATAGTCAAAACCCGCTGGCATTTGGTCGCAGTTTGCTAAATCCCAATACCCTTGATGATAAAAGTTTGTCACACCTTTAGGAGTAAGTGCGCGCATTTCTGCTTCGCTTACTTCATGCCCTACAAACGCTTCCCAACTTTTTTTAGTTACGCCTAAATTTGTCATGCCGCCAGGGTCAGCAGGGTTGTCAGAAAACCCCCCTTCTGAGCCAAGCACAAACACAAATGAACGGTCAAAGTTTTCTTTCACTTGGTAGCAACACCTTTAATTTTATCCAGTGTACGCAATCCACCCATACCCAACATTCCAAGCAAAACTTGCATTGTTAAAGTTGTGTCAATCGCAGGAAACATACCTGTATAACCAAAGAATGTAGCAAGTAATCGTG